GAGGTCAAAGTAACTGCTGTCTTTGTCTCCCAAAGTTGTAAAGCTAATATGGAAATGCGAACGATGCGGATTAGGGCCTGAGTATTTACGCCGCTTCCAGCCCAGTATAGGGCTCATAATCTTGCCATCGTAGATAATATATTTGATTCGCTTATCGCCTCTCTTGGCGCACTTACGAATCTTCTCGACCAGCGCATAAGCTTCTTCCTTATGTGCCGATAGGTCAGAATCAATATCTATAGCTCTAACAATTCCATCGACTGGTATATGGTCAGAATTGCCTTTCGCAATGTGCCGAGCATCAGCAATCCAGCCGTCAGACTTCCTATCGCGATCAGGATAATCGTCATCGATTTGCTCCCGTAATTGGACGCCAGCAGCGCATAATTTAGGCATTTACCCAATTACCTAAATCTTCATTCCAATACCAACCTAGACCTTCTGGCTTAGGCGTTGGCGGTTGCCAATCAAAATTATAATCAAGCGACCAAGATGGATAAGGCTGTGGTCTTATGAATACATCTGCTACAGGATCATAACTATAACCTATGCCAGCGTATTGCTTGCGGATGTTATTATTGTATGAAGTGCGCTTGCAGACTTGTCCTCTAAAATTACCATACCAAGTTTCGGTGTCTAAACCTTCTATTAATTCAGTTTCATTTATACCACCAATAACTTCTGTTACTACATTGTTCTCATCTAAAAATGCGTAATGTGCCATTATGCCCAACTCACATTTCCTGTGCCATTTGTTATTGTTGTGACTTTGTAAGAACCATCAGTTGCTGTGCTACCTGTTAGACCTGCGCCTATGGTAATTGTTCCGCTAGCCGTCAAATAACGCAGTATAACTACACCTTTGCCACCTTCGCCGCCATCATTATCTGAAGCCTCACCTGTGCCACCGCCACCTGCGCCTCTGTTATCAGTTCCATTTGTTGCGGCCACAGCACTATTACCACCAGTGCCACCACCGCCGCTGCCACCTGCACCGCCGCTGCCTGGGCCTGAACCGCCGCCGCCGCCACCTGCATAAGTTACAGATGAACCAGTAATTGATGTAGCAACTCCATTACCACCTGCACCGCCGTTACTGCCTGGTGAATTACTTCCTACAACACCTGCACCACCGCCGCCACCAGCTGATGATGCGCTTGCAGTTCCACCATCAAAGCCTTCATTAGGAGTGCCAGTTCCTGCTGTGTTAGTTCCTGCGTGACCAGCGCCGCCACCACAACCGCCATTGTTTCCAGTTGAAGCTCCACTGTTTCCCCCACCGGCGCCGCCACCTGTTGAAGTTATAGTAGAAAAAATAGAATTACTACCATTAGAACCCCTAGCACCTGACGAAGTGCAACCAGGGCCACCAGCGCCGACTGTGACTGTATAATTTGTTGCTTTAGAAACCAACAAAGCACTTTCTAAAGAACCACCGCCGCCTGTCGCCGTAACTGTGCAACGCAAACCACCAGCGCCGCCACCTGCGCCGCGATTACCGCCACCGCCGCCGCCGCCAGCTACTACTAAATAATCAACATTAAAACCGCGGGGATAATTTTGACTGGCAATGATCCCGATTAGACTCATTACGCTATATCTCCTATTACATACCAAGTATCGGTGGCAACCTTGATGCAGGATGCAGCAGAGAATTGCGCTCTTAACTTAGGAGTTGTGCCAGTTGCTCCAGTTGATGAGATTGTCGTAGTGCCTGAGCTAACAGCTTTGATAGTTGTCTGACCTGCTCCGATTTGAATAACATTAATTACTGTGCCAATTGGAAAAGCAACGCTGGCGTTTGTGGGAATCTGAAAGTCATTAGCACTTGCAACCGACATAGTAACCAGTTTGAAGGCATCACCGAGCACAACTGTATAAGTAGCAGTCTGTGCGTTCAATTGTAAATTGACGCCAAGAGCCCATTCAGGCGCTGTTGCTCCAGAATTAACGCGCAGCAATTGACCATTTGATCCAATAGCAACTCTGGCTTTTGCTGTGCTACTAGTGTAATAATCAACATCTCCAGCAGTTGTCCCTGGGTTAAGAGCTTTAACTGTAGTATCAGCTCCGCTGCCCAAAGTGCGAATGGCAGCTGCGCCATCCTTTACTAAATCTGTATCAGCTGGGGTTGTCCAGCCATAATTCGTTGTCGTTGGCATTTAGTCTCCTATGCAACTATTGTAGCGTTATACCATTCCAGTAATGGGTTTATTGTATTCCAACTCTCTATCGCTGGGACTGAGTTCCAACGGAAGGTTTGAAGGCTGAAAGCGATAGGCGATAGGTTCATCGTCAGGTCTAGGCGGTTAAGACTTGCAGTCCAAGTCCAACCCTCAACAAATCCTTGGAACTCGCCATCGGTCATATTGGATGGCAGATTAGTAATATTTAATGGCATACCCATAAATACATTTAGAAGGCTATCTCGGTCGGCATCATCAATCTCTGTATTGGCCGTAGTAAAGGTTATCTGCCGTAGGGCAAATTGAGGATAAGCTCGGATAAGTAGATAGAAGGCTGCTTGGGCTTCGGCATCGTGACTGTGGCGAAGGGTTGTAGATATTGTGGTAGCTAGTTGGCCGTAAAGCGATATAGAAGCTGCATCCTCATCAGTTACCGATGCGCTGCCAATGCCATAACCAACTGTGATTGCGTTGCGGACATCTCCAGCGCGCTTGACTATTGAAAGAGCTGGGCCAATGGCGTGATTCCCATCAAGATCAACATAGCCATTAGTCGCTAGATATTGACTGCGGTGTGTCGAATCGGCATATCCAATACGGCCCTGCGCATCTTCATACAAATAACCTAATCCGCTATTGGCATACCTAGAAGCTAAATTATAAACTGTGTCATTAAGGCCAGTCTCTGAGTGCAACTCATAATCACCAGGAGTATCTATCTCTCCTAGTCCGCTATTTTCTGCATCCTGCCATTGCGTAGTTGCGTCATAACTATTCCAAGTCTCTGCCGCTGGCACTTCATTCCATTGGTCAAATAATACGCCGCTAAGTAATTCTTCAATGCGGTCTCCATCAAATTGATGAGCAAAGTTTCCACTATAAACTGCCCTAGCAAGTCGCGCTAAAGCTCCTACTGCAACGATTCTAATCTGCTGGCTCGTAGCTGTTGATCCTGAAGTCTGGACTGTAATGCCTAAGTCAGTAATAAAGCCGCCAAATAGATTGACATAATCGCCATTAGAGTCTTGGACTTCTATTGTTACTGCGTCATTTACTTCATAGGGAACTGCAGCTTCAGCTGTCTCTATAAGACTTAAATTGCAGTAACCAGCAATCGGCTGCTGATAGATATCAGTGCGACCTGAAGTAATAGTTAAGCCGCTAAGAGTTGCGCTAGTGACTGTAACGCCATCAACCTTAACTCTATAAACTGGATTCCAGAGGGTCATAGTTCTACTAAGCCAGCAATTCCACCGCCACCGCCACCATTGCGAGCGTTGCTATTGTTAAGAGCTAAGACAACTGCTCTAGTAAATCCTTCTTCATCAATAGCGCTTGGGGCATTGACATTGATAATCACATTGCCGCGTTCTTCGCCGCGTCTAGCTGCTGCTACATCAAAGCCAGCAGCTATACCCTTGCCCGTTGGATTTAGCCCAGAAGGGAAAACAGGCAATGATCCAATTACAGTTCCACCGCCAGTAGTGACGCCACCAGTAGATACGCCACCGCCTTTATCTGAAGATTTAGTAACGCCAGATCGATCTGTAGAAGAATCAACACTCATTGAAAAATTACCAACTGCTCCCGTTTTTTGCGCTCTAACCTCATCCCCAGCATCTTTCAATTTTCCATATAGGAAAGCTGCGCCACCTATCGCGGCTAAAGCTGCTGTCGCAGCTAACACCGAGACACCTCCAGTCGCATAAGCGGTAGCTACTGCTGCTCCTGCAGCTGCCGTTCTTTGCCCTGCAAAGGCTGTTGTTAAAAGTCCTATTGCTCCAGCCAAGGCTTGAATGCCAGCAACGACTTTTGCTGATAGGAAAATAGAGCCTAAAATTACCCCAAGTGCTAGTAATTCATCTTTAAGATCAATGATTGTTTTTATAAATCCTTTAATTTTCTTGCCCCACTCGACTGCTGTTTTTTGTGATGCAGTCAATCCTTCATTCAATCCATCAGTTCCAGTTAAACCAGAAATAAAAGCTTCAAGGGCTGGAATAAAATTTTCAAGTAAAAAGCCAGTTAGTTCTTGAACTGTTGGAAGCAAGGCTGCACCAATAGATTCTTTAGCTTCATCAAGAGCAATCTTAACTCGCTCCATTTGCTTCTGTGTGCTCTGCGCTTCATTTTCAGAAAAGTTACCAAAGGTTTTTGTCAGCTGATTAAATGTAGTATCAAAATCTTGAGACTTAAGATCAGCTGCGCTAATGCCAAGACCCAATTTGCCGAGCGCTGTTGTATTGCCATCATAGGCTCGACCCAGCGCATTACTTACTGCCTCTAATGGCTTGCCTGTTGCTGCACTTAAATCTAGTGCTAAATTTAGTAACTTCTGAGCATCTTCAACATCATTAGTCGAGCGGACTAATCTACTAAAAGCTGGACGCAATTCATCATCGGTAATTCCAGCAGCAATAGAAGTTTTTGTTATGTATTTTTCAACGCCCTTTATTTGCTCATCTGTTGCTTTAGTTGTGCTGCGTATAGTCTCGCCTAATTTGAGTTGCGCTGCCTCATCTTCGGCTGCTGCTTTGACTGCGCTGACTGCGAATGCGCCAATAGCTGCGCCAGCAGCAGCAAAGGCTAGGGCGGCCTTCTTGCCAAATTCAGCCGCTCGCTCACCAATAGAATCAATGTCTTTAGAGCCATTTTGTAATTTCTTTTGAAAGTCTGCTGTATCGGCTAGGAGCTTAAGGGTTAATGCTCTCGAATCAGATGCCATTTATGCCCCACTTATCTAATATCTTATTAAATGCAGCAGTCCATTGACCGACTATATTTCTTTGCTCTTTGCGTAGCGTTGGATAAATAAACCAACCGCGAGAGCCTCTGCCCATTCTTCCAGAATAACTAGGAAATTGCTTAAACTTATTAGACCCAAATTCATAGCCAGCCCAAAGCTGTTGCGTAGTTGCTCCACCGCTAAATCTCTGACTAGCAAAGCCATAACGAATTTCGCCTGTAGTGCTGGACTTGCTAACTCTTGATCCGCTTACAATTCTATTAATGGCCTCTTGGCCTTTAGTGCGAGTGGCAGCTGTGTTACCAATTTCTTTTTGAAGATAGGCTT